TCATGGTTATGTATGTAGTTGATTGAGGAGATCGTGATGTTTGAGAAGTTTGAAGATTTTATCGACTACGTGTTTGAGTTCTATGGTAAAGGTGGTATCTACGATATGGGTGCCACAAAGCAACAAATCGCTCGTGCAACCTACATCGTCTTGGGTGAGTTTGGTGAAGACAACTTCTGTGGTGACTCTTTAGATCGTGAACGTATCCGTGACATAATGATTGATGCGTTTGGATTGGTTTTTCCACGTGGCGGAATAAAACTTGAAGATATTGCAGATTTGGGCTTGACAACCAATCCCTAATCTGTCATACTGTTTTTGTAATTGAGAGGAGATTGTAATGAATTTTGTTGATATCGATATCGAGAAATACGAAGGTGTTCTTGCTGGCGATTTGATTATCTACGAAAAAGGTGAGGACCCTGATGATGGTTTTGTCCTTTATGGTTTTGATGAAGTCGGAATGTTTGATCATCAATTCAAAAACGCCCAGTATGCAATCTGTGAATATAACTGAGAGGAATTTGTAATGAATATCGCAAAAGACATGACAACTGCTGAACGTATTGCAGTAATTCGTGAACATGCACAAAAGTTCAATTCAAAAGTAAAACGCAATCAACGTGTCCGTAAGACTGAGACACGTAGTATTGATCGTTCTTTCATGGACGAAAAGTATGATGATAATATGAATATAAATCATTATACGGATGCTTCAAAGTACGCTAAAGAGTACTATGGAGAAGTTTATAACGCAACTGTGAGATATGACAATGAGTGGGATTGAACAAGTAAATCGCCTTCATATGAAGGTGGAAGCGATCATAGATCGATTGGATAATGTGACTGAACGTCTCTACAATGTAGAACAGTCTCTTGAGAAAATGAAACGTCCACGTGAGACTGCGACGATTGATCGAAATTATAAAGGGTTCGGAGAATTGTGTACAGATTGTAGAGGTGATACATGACACCTGCAGAAGAGGCACAGAAACAAGCCGAAGAAGCAATGGATGGTTTCATCCTTTGGAGTAAACGGGCGACTCTGTGGAGTGCTTTCTTTCTATGCTTAGTTGTATTTGCTTGCAACTCAGGTGTAGATGGATCTGGTAGTGGTTATAATGGATCTGTATATGATCCTAGTAATATGAACGTGAAAAAATGAAGATATACGAATACCATAGAACTTATGAATATAATGGATATGTTCTTTGCATGGAACGGTTCGAAGAAGAAGACTGTGTAAAGAACTGGTATGAGATTGGTGTTCGTAAAGGTGATGATATTGAATTGACAGAAGTTGTAGACTGGGCAGGATCTTATGATCCATTCCACACTGTTGCCTCTGTATTCATGTCGAAAGTTGATGAAGGTTTGTTATGAGTATGCATATGATTCGTGGTGTTCAAGTCCACGGTAAATCTAAAGTAAAACGTAAGCCAGGATGGAAGAAGGCACAACAGGAACACGAAGAGTTTCTGAAGTCTATGGGCATCACTGGTAAAAAATCTGAGTATCGTGCAGAGATTCCAAACTATAAAGTTGAACGTTCAGTTCCTACAAGTGACGTGATTTGTGGTAATGGAACTAAGAAAGAGACACAACAATACACTGGTGACGAAATCGCAGGTATCGTTGTGACACATAAATCTAATTTGATGCCTGTACGTAAAGATAATAAACAATCGGCAATCGATGCTGCAAATATGAGACGATAAAAATGACTAAACCCTACGAATTAGAAGAGCAGATTATGGATTGTTGGAACGTCTGTAATGATCTAAAGACTGCTTATACACAAATCTGTGATGGAGAACGTGAACCAACTATTGATGAAATAACAAATGCACTCATGGGTATGCATCAACTCTATCATTGGAAATTTGAGCAACTTTTCTTTACATATGAAAATATGTTAAAATCTATGAGAAAATAAGTTTATGACTCCTTAGCTCAGCTGGATAGAGCAAGTGCCTTCTAAGCACTAGGTCGTGGGTTCGAATCCTACAGGGGTCGCCAACGGAGATTAGCACAGTCTGGTAGTGCGCTGCATTTGGGATGCAGAGGTCGCAGGTTCGAATCCTGCATCTCCGACCAAAAAAAATTCAAAAAAAATAAAAAAAGTGCTTGACATTCTTTGCCGAATATGCGATAGTGTATATGTAAGTTAGAGAGAAAGGAATCACTTATGGCATATATCAATGCAGAACAAGTCAAAGCAATTCGGAACGCACTAAAGGTTGAGTTCCCTCAGTACAAATTCGCAGTTCGGAAAGGTGCCGGTGGGCACAATGTACATGTCGAGTTGAAGAAAGGTCCTGCCTTCAAAAAGTTCAAACGGTGGGATCGGTACGCAAACAACCATGAAGGTGCTGAAGTTGTAGAAGATCTAAACAAAGGTTATCATGATGTAAACCACTATTGGATTAAAGAAAGCGTTGGTAAAGCAAACGCTCCTATCTTTGAGAAGATCGTTGAGATTATCAAGACTGCGCCTGCGAAAGCAAATGTCGGTGATATGTGGTATAACAACAGTGATATCATGACTGACTACTTTGATGTCGCCTATTATTTCGACATCAGCATTGGTCGGTGGGACCAACCTTATGAAGTAGTGGCATAAAACGCTTGCCACTATTTTCCAGTTGTGGTAGAATAATTTTGTAATGAGAGGAGATTAACATGAATGATTTGTTTGATATCGTTGAAGACCTAGAGGAATTGGCAGAGATGGCCGAGACGCCAGGTTTTTGGGTGAAGATGGAAGACATTCTTCCCAAGTGGAAAGATAAACTTGCAGAAGCGCAAGAAGCGAATGAAGCACAGTTACGTTGGTTGTTTGACTAGGAGATAAATAATGGTAAAGAAGATTCGTAAAAAACGTAAACCTATGACTCCTGAACAACGGGCGGCGGCATCTGAACGTCTCGCACTCGCCCGTGAGAAACGGATGAAAAACAATCCACCTCAGTTCAAGAACATTCACCCATCTGTTTTAGAACGTGGTGAACACGATGTGTTTTACTTTCGCAAGATCCAACAGTGGATCAAGACACAGAAAGAAATGCTTGCATCTGCTCGTACCTCTTTGCGTCAAAAAGTAAAAGGTGCGGAAGCGATGGTTGCAAATCATCAGGCGTACATTCGAAACCTCGAAACGTTCTTACGTACTGGTGACTATTGTGATATGTTCTATGGTGAACACATGGAACACAAAATCAAGTATCGTTGTGTTGTGCCTGCGTACAACAAAGACGGTACAGTAAAACGCTCTTACGGAGTGTTCTACGAAGATATTGGAACTGTATATGAAGGAGATGTATAATGTGGGCAGTTGAAGCACGTAACTATGGTGAGAACAAAGACTACTTTTACATGTCTGGATTGACAGAACAAGAGGCACGTGCACGTCATGCAAAGATGTCTAATAGTGGAGAGTGGGCGATGTGTCGCTCATGGGATAAACGTGCCGAGTGGGCACTAGAAGAAGAAAAGAGAACTCAATGCCTGAAACAATAGAGGAACAGTTCCTCAGTAAATCGAAGTTTTCTAAATTAATAGAAAAAACAGTCTTCGAGAAATCCATTGGATACATGGAGGCGATCCTTCTGGTTTGTGAAAAAAATAACATTGAACCAGAAGATGTTCGTAAATTTGTATCCCCAATCATTCGAAACAAACTAGAAGCGGAAGCGATGGAGTTGAACCTATTACCAAAAATTAATTCTATCGATTCTGCATTGTTCGAATAAATGTGTATAAATACACTTTACAATACAGCATATGTGTGTTATAATACTTCAGTTAATATTTCAGAAACAAGGACAAGACTATGTCATTTCAAAATCTAAAACGTAATCGTGATCAAATCCAAAAACTAGTTCAAGCTGCAGAAGCGGCAGGTGGTTCTCAACAGACTGAGAAAAAGAACTATGGTGATGATCGCATTTGGAAACCCACTGTCGATAAGGCAGGTAATGGTTATGCGGTACTGCGTTTCCTACCTGCAATGGAAGGTCAAGATCTACCATGGGTCCGTTATTGGGATCATGGGTTCAAAGGACCAACAGGTCAGTGGTATATCGAAAACTCACTCACATCGATTGGTCAAGCAGATCCTGTAGGAGAACTGAATTCACGTTTGTGGAATTCAGGTATCGAATCAGACAAACAAACTGCACGTAATCAGAAACGCCGTCTACACTACGTAGCGAATGTCTTGGTAATGCAAGATGCCGCCAACCCTCAGAATGAGGGTAAGGTTATGTTGTTCAAGTTTGGTAAGAAGATCTTCGAAAAGATTATGGATGCAATGCAACCACAATTCGCAGATGAAGATCCAGTCAACCCATTTGATTTTTGGGAAGGCGCAGACTTCAAATTGAAAATCCGTAATGTTGAAGGATATCGTAATTATGATAAGTCAGAGTTTGCAAGTGCTGCTGCTCTCCATGGCGGAGATGAATCCCGATTGGAATCAGTCTATAACCAACTACATGACCTCAGTGAGTTCACCGATCCAAAGAACTACAAGTCATACGACGAACTAAAAGCACGTTTGATGCGTGTTCTTGGTGAACAGGTAGATGCGGGTGCACCTACTATGGCACAGGAAGTTCAGATGAATGAACCTGTGTATGAAACCAAAGTACCAGAACCAGTTGCACCAGTGACTGCAGAAGAGTACGGTACATCAGATGATGACGATACCATGTCCTACTTTGCTCGATTGGCAAACGAAGACTAAGGTT